ATGGCCTGTTTATACCCCAAAACGAATCGATAAGTCATGATTAGTGATGATCAGGTCATCATTGATACACCATCGGCTGAAATCGTCTCAGATCGGCCCACATCGGTTTTTTTGCCGACAACAGCTCCACGAATCCACTCACCGCTCAATGATTTGCCATCACGCGGCTTTGAACTCATTGATTTCGCTGATCAGATCATCGATGGCGGCTTTATGCCGTGGCAAAAGTGGTTGGCCGAGCACTCGCTCAAGGTAAAGCCGGATGGCCGATACCATCACCCGGTCACAGTTGCATCCGTAGCCCGGCAAAATGGAAAGAGCACTTACATGATGGCCCGGATCATGATGGGCCTGTTTCATTGGAAAGAATCGTTGCAAGTTTCATCAGCTCACAGATTGGTCACATCGCTGGAGCAATTTCGGGCGATTGTGCAGATCATTGAGGAAAATGCAGATTTAGCCAATCAGGTGCAGCGTATCCGCTGGCAACATGGAGCCGAGGAAATTCAAACCAAGGATGGTTGCAGATTTATAATCAAAGCTGGTGGATCGGCAGCTCGTGGATTGAGTAAACCGGAATCCGTGCACCTTGATGAAATCCGTGAACTTCACGACATGGAAACTTTTGCCTCAATGCGATACACATTGATGGCCGCCAAGAATCCGCAAATCAGCTGTTTTTCCACGGCCGGTGATTCACACTCAATTGTGCTCAACCAATTGCGCGAGCGCGGATTAGCTGCCGCAGCTGGTGGCACGGACAATGTTGGCTATTTTGAGTGGTCGGCACCTACTGATGAGATATCGCTAGAAAATGCAGCTTTTGCCAATCCCGGCCTTAACATAACTATTCACCCAGACAACATCCGAGCGGTTTTCAATGATCCACCGGATGTTGTAATGACTGAGGTTTTGAATCGATGGGTGCAGACAATCTCAAGTGTCATTGGTGCCAAAGAGTGGCAAGAATGTGGCGATGAATCAATTGACCTCGATGATGACAAGCTCACATGGATGGCCATTGATATTTCACCAGATCGCAAGCACGCGGCCCTCGTGGCCGCTCAAAAGCTTGGATCGGAGTCATTTGTCGTGAAGCTGTTGCATACATGGGAAAACACCATCCAGCTTGATGATCGCGCCATTGCCAACGATGCTGCCGCGTATTGCCGAAAATATCCGATTGAATATTTGCTTTACAGCCGCCGCACATCCGGAGCTGTTGCAGCGCGTATGCAGCCGGCCGGTATTCCAATCCATGACATGGACAGCGATTATCCACAAGCTTGTGATGAGCTTTTGGGTGCAATCAATAGCGGCAGACTTAAACACCGAAACCAAACATCGCTAACAGAACAAATGCTTTCAGCTGTGCAATTAAGGCGCGGTGATGGCGGTTGGGTGATTGGTAGGCGTGCAAGTCAATCAGCTGTTTGTGCCGCCGTAGCATCTGCATTGGTCACACACTTTGCGACACGCCCAGAAACCGAAATCGACATTTTAGTGGGTTGATGCTTGACATTTTGAGAAAATCCTCCCATGGGATTATTTGATCGAAAGCGCACCATTGAAACAGTCGCGCCATCGCGCGGTGCTGACATAGCTGCACAGATCGGCCCGGCTCCAACACTTGATGCATTTTTTCCATTTGGTGGAGCTGATTATCTTGCAACCCGTGAGGAAGCTATGTCGGTCCCAGCAATCGCTCGTGCACGCAACATGATTTGCAATTCAATTGCCACAATTCCTTTGGTCACTCGTGACAAAACTACCGGACAAATTATTGATCAACCTGTCGTGATTTCTGATCCCGATAAACGAGTACCAGGAGCAGCATCGTGGGTTTGGGCGTGCGAGGATTTATTATTTACAGGATTTTCATATTTTCAAATAATGGATTTGTTCGCTGATACAGGCCGCGTGCGGCAAATGTGGCGAGTTGCACCAAATCGTGTTGGCGTTTTCTTAAATTCAATTGGAACACAGATTGAGTATTACACAGTCGATGGATCGCGTGTGCCGATGTCTGGTGTTGGCTCACTTGTTGTGTTTTATGGTAACGATGAAGGTTTATTGAATAGAGCTGGTCGCACAATTCGTGCTGGTGCAGAGCTTGAAAGAGCTGCCGCAATGTATGCACGCGAACCGGTACCATCAATGGTTTTGAAATCAAATGGCACAGCATTGCCAGCTGATCGCATTGCAAAATTGCTTGATGCATGGGGCGCAGCTCGTAGAAATCGCGGAACAGCGTTTCTCAATGCCGATGTTGAATTGACAACAGTCGGATTCACACCGGAGCAAATTGGCCTCAATGCTGCTCGCGAAATCATCGCAACCGAACTTGCACGAGCCGTGGGAATTCCGGCCTACTTTATTGATGCGCCGACTGGATCATCCATGACCTATCAAAACGCCCAAACGGCGCGTCAAACTCTTTTGGATTTCTCGCTGCTCCCGCTGATGAACAGCATATCTAGCCGCCTATCAATGCCGGATTTCACGCCATCAACACAGCGCGTGGAATTTGATTTGAAGGCTTACTTACGCGGATCAGAAAAAGAGCGTGCAGAGATTTACAAGATTTTATTTGAAATCGGTGCGATTACCACCGATGAAATTAGACAAATGGAGGACATGATCTCATGAAGCTGACAACACCAATGCAAATCACGGCAGCTGATTCAGATGCACGCACCATCAGCGGTCGCATCGTTGCTTTTAATGAGCACGCAAATGCATCAACGGGCAAAGTTGTTTTTGCTCGCGGATCAATCCAGCCACAAGATGTTTTTTTGAACCTTGAGCACGACAACACACGCAGAATTGGCAAGAGCATTGCCATGAGTGTGAACGACAAAGAAATGACAGCGACTTTCAAAATTGCAAACACAACCGCCGGCACAGATGCATTGACAGAGGCCATGGAAGGCTTACGCGATGGATTCTCAATTGAATTGGCCGTGGACAATTATGAAATGCAAAAGGATGGCACCATGAAGGTGCTCAATGGACAGCTCACAGCTGTCGCTTTGGTTACTGAACCAGCTGTGCGATCAGCTCGCGTTTCTGAGGTAGCCGCATCAGAGGATTCTGAAACTGAAACAGTTACAGAGACAACAAACCCAAATGAAGGAGACAAGATGGACAACACTACCGAACCAGTAGCTCCTGCCGTTGAACCGGTAGCAGCTCCAGAGGTCGCACCTGTACAAGCATCACGCCCGGCTTACTACACAGCACCACGCTCACCAATTGTGGACAAGGTTTCATACCTTGAGCATTACTTACGCGCAAGCGTTTTGCATGATGAGGATTCACGCCAGTATGTCAAGGCCGCTGATAACACAACATCAACAGCACCCGGCATGATTCCAACACCACAAAGCACACAGGTGATCAACGCACTTGCAAATGCTGATCGTGGAACAATTGATGGCATCAGCCGTGAGACATTAGTCGCAGAAGGCATGACTTTTGAGCTGCCTCGCGTAACGGCTGTTCCCACAGTTTTGCCAATTAACGAAAACGATGCAGTTACAGAATCATCACTATCTGCCACATTTTTGTCAGTTTCCGTACAGCCGTTCAAAGGCCGCGCAATCTCGACTGTCGAGCTCATTGATCGCAGCCGACCAGAATACTTGACAGCTCTTTTGCAAAACCTTGAGTTTGCTTATGCAAAAGAGACTGATGAGTATGCACTTGCAGCAATGCAAGCGGCAGTTACTAGCGTGACAGCACAGGCAGCAAATTCAGCAACCGGATTCCTTGGATACACATCAAAGGCAGCCGCAAATGTTTATGGCGCATCACTTGGATTCGCTCGCTCATTGATTGTTTCACCAACACAATGGGGAAACATCATGGGATACAACGATAATGGCGCACCTCTTTACAATGCAGCACAACCATCAAACGCAGCTGGAAATGTTCGCGGAGATTCATTGCGCGGTGTAGTTTCACCGGGTCTTAATCTTTATGTTTCACGCTCATTTGGTAACGCTG